TGGGGTTTACCTAGACATTGATGGACTAGCTGAGGTGGACCTCGGTAATGGCACAAGTTATAATCCCCAAGAGGCTTTGAACATGTACTTCCAAACGGGTAGTATACTTGGTAGGTCTCTGACACAGGAGGGTGACATGAACAGGGGTAAGGTTCCTATACAAGAACTAAGTTCCTCAAATGGTCAGGCAAAGTTATCGGCATTAATTAACACCTATCAGTATTACTTGCAAATGATTAGGGATGTCACAGGACTTAATGAGGCCCGTGATGGTAGCGCGCCTATGGAGGATACGCTTGTAGGGCTGCAAAAGCTTGCCGCTAACGCATCAAACGTAGCGACACGACACATATTACAATCTAGCCTTTATTTAGCCGCTAGAACGTGCGAAAACATATCTCTAAGGATTGCGGATTCTATTGAGTTTGCATTGACAAACAACTCGCTCCAGGAGGCTATAAGTGCATACAATGTAGGTACGCTTCAAGAAATAAGTAAGTTACACCTACATGACTTTGGTATATACCTAGAGCTTGAGCCAGAGGATGAAGAAAAAGCACAGCTTGAGCAAAACATACAGATTGCATTAAAGTCTGGAGGCATCGACATAGAGGATGTTATAGACATTCGAGAGATACAGAACATAAAGCTTGCTAACGAGGTACTGAAGCAGAAAAGAAAGAAGAAGGCTGAGGCAGATAGACAGGCTCAGTTACAAAACATTCAGGCTCAAGCTAACGCTAATGCTGAGGCTGCTGAAAAGGCTGCGTTTGCTGAGGTTCAAAAACAACAGGCATTGACACAAGAAAAGGTCAATATAGAGCAGGCTAAGTCTCAGTTTGAGATACAAAGACTTAGAACTGAAGCTGAGATTAAGAGAGAGTTGATGCAGGCTGAGTTTAACTTTAACATGCAGTTAGCTCAAGTAAGGGCTAATGCTGAGAGTCAAAAAGAACAAGAGATAGAGGACCGAAAGGATAAAAGAATTAGGATGCAGGGTACTCAGCAGAGTGAACTCATCAACCAAAGAAAAAACAACTTACTACCAACAAACTTTGAGTCCTCTGGAAATGATGTGTTAGGTGGTATCGGTTTAGAGCAATTTGAGCCAAGATGATTTTAAACAATTATATATTATATTATTATGTCGGAAACAAAAGTAGACTTGTCAAAAGTCAAGCCCAAGAAGGCTAAAGAAACAGTAACCAAGTTAGACCTTTCTAAAAAGAAAGAGGAACTAAAAGAAAAAGAAGATGCCGTTCAAGAGCAAAGCGCAAATGACGTACATGAGGATAAACCTACCGAAACTTTACAAAAAGTGGAGGAAGGAACACCCGAACCAAAACCTGAAGGCACTCCCGAAGAAGTCACCAGTTCAGATGATGGGGGTAAGTCAGAAGAAGGAGAGGTAGTAATACAGGAGATTACTGAAAAAGAAGAAGAAAAAGAAGAGGTAACACCCGTTGTTGAACAGACAGAAGACAAGGTTAAGATAAATCTACCAGAGGGTGTAGATAAACTTGTTAAGTTTATTGACGAAACAGGTGGTGACCTACAGGACTATGTCCGACTAAACACAGACTACTCAAACGTAGATGAAGAAACACTACTAAGAGAGTACTATAAGAAAACAAAACCACATCTTAATGATGAGGAAATAGATTTTGTAATGGAAGAAAACTTTCGTTACGATGAAGAACTTGATGATGAGCGAGACATCAAGAGAAAAAAACTTGCTCAAAAAGAAGAGGTTTCAAAAGCCCATTCATTTCTAAATGATTTGAAGGATAAATACTACGAGGAAATCAAGTCGAGACCCACGTTGTCCAACGAACAAAGAAAAGCAATGGACTTTTTTAATCGCTACAAGGAGAGTGAACAACAAGCTGAAGAATCTAGAAGTTTATTCAAATCTAAAACTAAAGATTTTTTCCAAAACGATTTCAAAGGTTTTGATTTTAAGGTTGGAGAGAAGAAATTTAGATACGGGGTAAGTAATCCAGAATCAATTGCTGATACTCAGTCAAGTATTAACAACATATTGGGAAAGTTTCTCGATGAAAGTGGTAATGTAAAGAGATTTGACGAGTATCATAAAGCAATGTATGCGGCCCAAAATGTTGACAAAATTGCCTCACACTTTTACGAACAGGGTAAGGCTGACGCTATCAAGGATGTCGCTGTTAAGTCTAAGAACATAACAGGTGAAGCACCTAGACAAACGTCAAACGATAGTCTGTTTATAAATGGTTTAAAGGTTAAGGCCGTCAACGGTATCGACTCTTCAAAACTTAAAATTAATAAAAACAAGTTCAAAAATTAATAAATTATGGGAACATTTGCAACTAACGACCCGTTGGGTTCGTTTTCCTTGGTACCTACTCCATTTAAGAGTATTACTCAAGGTTCTTATTTAAACTTTGCTGATGGAAGCGGAAACGACTTCGCACAGCAGTATCTACCTGAAATCTATGAAGCTGAAGTAGAGCGTTACGGTAACCGTACAATCTCTGGTTTTCTTCGTATGGTTGGGGCTGAGATGCCAATGACTTCTGACCAAGTTATTTGGTCTGAGCAAAACCGTCTACACCTTTCTTTCGAGAGTGGTATGGGTGGTGGAGGAGCTACTACTGTTTCTGCTCCTGCTATTGCCGCTGGTGCAACAGCAATCACAAACGTAGCTGGTGAAAACTCTGCTGGAGAATCTATTCAACCTATTATCCGAGCTGGTTCTACTATTGTTGTTTATAACACAGTAAGCCTAAACTCTGTTAAGTGTTTTGTTGATGCCGAGCCTGCTGCTGGAGCTACTAACTGGGATGTTAACGCTTTTCCTTACACTGCTGCTAACTTGAACGCAGTTTCTACTGCTGTTGGACAGCCAGGTGAAGGTGGAGAGGTTAAAATCTTCGTATATGGTTCTGAATTTGGTAAGGGTACTGACTCTATGAGTGGTTCTATTACGCCATCATTCACTCAGTACAACAATAGCCCAGTAATCATCAAAGACCAGTATGAGGTTTCAGGTTCTGACGCTTCTCAAATTGGTTGGGTTGAAGTTACTGATGAGGCTGGACTTTCTGGATATCTTTGGTACTTGAAGGCTGAAGGCGAGACTCGTCTACGTTTTCAGGATTACCTAGAGATGGTTTCTGTAGAAGGTGAGCTTGCTGCTGCTGGTTCTGCTGCTATCGGACAACTAGCTGGAGGTAGTGCTAGTGCTAACGTGAAGGGTACACAGGGTCTTTTTGCTGCTATCGAGGAGCGAGGAAACGTGTACAACAACTTCACTGCTGCTACTGGTTTAGCTGACTTCGACAAGATTCTAGCTAACCTTGACAAGCAGGGTGCTATTGAGGAGAACATGCTATTCTTGAATCGCGCTACGTCACTAGACATGGATGATATGCTTGCTGCTCAGAACTCTTACGGTGCTGGTGGTACTTCTTACGGAGTATTCGAGAACAGCTCTGAAATGGCTCTGAACTTAGGATTCTCTGGATTCCGAAGAGGTTCTTACGACTTCTACAAGACTGATTGGAAATATCTTAACGATGCTTCTACTCGTGGTCTTACAGGAGACGTAGAGGGTGTATTGGTTCCTGCTGGAACAACTACCGTTTACGACCAGATGTTGGGTACCAACATTCGTAGACCATTCCTTCACGCTCGTTATCGTGCTTCTGAAGCTGATGACCGAAGAATGAAGTCTTGGATTACAGGTTCTGTAGGTGGTGCTGCTACCTCAGGAGAGGATTTAATGAAGGTTCATTTCCTTTCTGAGCGTTGCTTGGTTACTCAGGCTGCTAACAACTTCGTGTTGTTCAAGGCTACTGCGTAAGCATTAATCTTATAAACTTGGGGCTGCATTATGTGGCCTCAAGTTTTATTTTTTTTAAACTATTTAATTATATTATATCATGGCAAGGCCAAGAAAAACAACAACAACAACAACACCTCAAGTAGAAGAGGTTGTAAAAGAAACTGAAACTGTAATTGAGGCTCCAGTAGCTACTGAGCCAGTTGAAGTAAAAGAAATCAAGAAGAAAGATGAGTGGGAGATTAAGTCCCGTCAATACTATTTGACAGGAGGTAAGTCACCATTAACTTATACATTGGCAAGTAAACACACTTCAAGGCATCCACTATTGTGGTTTGACCCTGAGACAAACTCTCAGAGAGAGATACGGTACGCAACAAATCAAAAAAGCTGTTTTGTAGATGAACAGAGTGGCTCTGTAACATTGGAACACATTGTCTTTAAAGATGGTGTTTTGAATGTACCTAAAGAGAAGCAGTCACTTCAAAAGTTATTGTCTTTATATCACCCTCACAAGGATAAACTATATACAGAGTTTGACCCTGTACAAGAGGCTGAATATGGATTAGAAGATTTGGAGACTGAGCTTGAGGCAATGACAGCAGCAAGGGAGATTGACATCGACCATGCAGAGGCTATACTTAGAGCTGAAAAGGGTTCAAGTGTTTCTAATATGACAAGTAAGGAAATACGAAGAGACCTTATGATACTGGCTAAGAGTAATCCAAGATTGTTTATTAGTCTAGCGTTAGATGATAACATTCAGCTTAGAAACTTTGCAATTAAAGCGGCTGAACAGGGTATCATTAAACTATCTCAAGACCAACGTACATTTACATGGGCCAGTAATGGTAGAAAGTTAATGACCGTTCCATTTGATGAACACCCATACTCAGCTATGGCTTCATTTTTCAAGACAGACGAGGGTATGGAAATATTTTCATCTATCGAGAAAAAACTAATGTAACAACGTAATATATATTATAGGGTTAGGTCAGTGTAAAGCTGGCCTATCCCTTATAATTAATAAAAAATAAATATGGCTATAAACATTAACGAGGTATATAAAACCGCATTACTGATTCTTAACAAGGAACAGAGAGGTTATGTTACACCTAATGAGTTCAATAAGATAGCCAATCAAGTTCAACTGCAAATGTTTGAAAGCTATGCAGAGGAACTAAACCAACAGATTCGTGTTCCGCAGGCAGATGCTGATTATTCAGACAGAATAATGAACACAGACGAGAAGCTTTCTATATTCAAAGCTTTCAGTGACGCAACATACGACAATGTCACAACCCCAAGCACACCATATTATACACTACCATCTGACCTATATCGCTTAGGTACAGTGGTTTACACTGGTATAAATGGAAATCAAGTAGAACTTCAGAGATTGCAGAGACATGACTTTTACAATATACAGAAGTCATTACTTACAGCATCGACAAAATATTTCCCCACATACCTTTACGAAAATGAAAGGATGTATGTTAAACCCGACAGTATAAACTCAGGGGTCACGGTAAACTACCTTAGAAAGCCTACAGAGCCAAGATGGGGTTATAGTGTTGGTTCATTGGGTCAGTACATATATGACCCCACTGTTTATGGTGAGTCTTTACTGAACACGGGTACAAACACACTAACAAGTAGTATAACTACTGGACTTACTGGAGGTACTATCGGTACATACACTCCGTCATATACTGGGGGTTCTGGTACAGGACTTGTAATATCTGCAAACGTAACCACAGCTACAAACGTAACACTGAGTGTAACCACAGCAGGTACAGGATATGTAGTCGGAGACGTAATAGAGATTACCGCAGGACAATTAGGGGGTGGAAGCACAGCAGTGCAAATAACACTTCAAGCATCTGACTTTAATAGTGGAAGCACATACGGCTCAACAAACATAGAGCTACATCCATCGGAGCAAACTGACTTTATAATTAAGCTATTGTTCTACTTCGGTGTAGTGATTAGAGACCCGCAAATAGTTCAAGCTGCTGCACAAGAGGCTAGAGCAGAAGAGATAAACGAAAAAAGCTAATAGAATATGTCAACACCAAACGGAGGTTTAGTTACCGAAACAAATGAAGAATATTATGTTGGCCAGAAGGTTTACACACTTGGGGCTGCAACAACTCAAAGTGAGTTTGTAACAACCTTCAATACTGAACTTACTGACGGTGTTGTGGGTGAGTATGACAGAAACTATTACCTACAGACAAGTAACGACAATGGGGTGACATGGGTTACCGTACCCTCAGAGGTTAAGACAAACACAAGTAACACTATAATAAGTGGTACAAACTCTGTTCCTGTAGCTTTGGGTCCAAGTATTCTTGTAAGGGTGGCGTTATTCGTGACCGCAGTACAGTCGAATTACGGGGGTTATTCATACATAAAGCTAGGGGACATCGTAAACAACTTTTTAATCGCTTACGTTGGAGCTGGTAAGCTTATACCTAGCGTTAAAAGAACCGATGTTATATTCCATGCAAAGCGAGGGTTACAAGAGTTCACATACGACACACTAAAAAGTGTAAGTTCAATAGAACTAACCGTACCATCAAGCCTGAGTTTGCCACTACCACAGGACTATGTCAACTACGTTAGGGTGTCTTGGATAGACTCTATAGGTGTTAAGCATATTGTATATCCAGCTAATAACTTGACAATCAACCCAGTACAAAGTCCAGAGCAGGACTCTACGGGTGAGATTGTACAAGACGGTTTCGGGACTAACGTACAACTTTGTTCCCAACCAGAAGAAAATTAGAACCCCACCGATACAAACCAAATCACAGGTATATTCACTCAAGACCAAGTTAATCAAGGGTATGATTGGTGGGGATATGGTCAGGGTTATGCTTGGGGCTACGGTGGATACTTCGGTCAGAGATACGGGTTAGACCCAACATTGACACAGGGTAATGGTTGGTTTAGTATAAGTGAAAGAACCAACTCGTTTAGCTTCTCAAGTAACCTTGCAAACCAATTGGTTGTAATAGAGTATGTGTCCGATGGTTTAGCTTATCACGAGGACTCTAGAGTACCTAAGATGGCTGAGGATGCAATGTACGCACACTTGGTATACTCTATACTATCAACAAGGTCTAACCAACCAGAGTATGCTGTAAGAAGATGGAAGCAAG